CTGACCGTAGGCAGCTTCAAGACGATCTGGATTTTCATCCATGACCATCTTCAGGTAATCAGCATTAGATGTGGACTGGGCGGATTGCAGATCTTGAGCAATAAAACCAGCTTCAAAAGAACCATCTTTACCGTTACCATCACGTGTATCCCATTTAAATTTAACGGGACGTAAAGTATCAATAAAGTTAAGACCAAGTGGTAGATCTTCTACTTCAGTCTTGTCACGACCATCAGAAAGGCTGCTGATTGTTTGGGTGTTACAACGTAGAGAACTGATGCTGCTGTTACCTAAGGTAAATTCGTTGCTAACTGTGGTTGAACTGGAAGTAGCCGAATTTCCAATAATAGTAGTGTTTGAGCCTGCTGTGTTACCTGTGCCCGCTTGCTTTCCAATATATGTATTATTTTCACCAGAAACTTGAGCATTGCCTGCTCTGTAGCCAACGGCGGTATTGCCGTCTTGATTAGCCACTTCAAGAGCTCGCTCTCCAACCGCAACACAACTGGCTGCGTTTGTCAAACCCTTACCAGCCAAAGCACCAATCGCAACATTATCATCACCATTAGTAAGACTTTCACCTGCTTCATGGCCAATAATGACATTGTTACTAGCGTCTATCGAGTTTCTCATTGCATTTACACCCATCGCTACGTTTCTAGCACCAATGGTATTGCTGTAAAGAGCTTGATAACCTGCAGCTGTATTATTTGATCCTGATGTCAACCCATACCCCGCCATAGCACCAAGACAGGTGTTACTGGGAGCAGAAGCGCCAGTGGCACCAAAACCTGCATACCATCCTAGATAAACACAACTGTTGCTGCCAGTTTGGCTAAAACCAGCCTTCATTCCAACAGCTGTTGTTGTGCCGCCAGTATGATTGTATAAAGCCTGATGGCCAATTCCTACATTATCATCTCCACTGGTATTAGTATAGAGAGCTTGGGTACCGTGAGCTACATTTCTTTCCCCATCAAGGTTTGAGTAAAGAGCTTTATACCCGCTAGCTACGTTATATGCCCCAGTAGTATTAGTGTAAAAAGCATCTCTACCTATTGCTACGTTGTTGATCCCAGTAGTGTTGTTATAAAGAGCCCTGAATCCGACAGCTACATTGTCATCACCGTTGTTTTTAAATCCAGCACGACCACCTATCAATACACAACTATTGGCAGTTGTCATCTCTTCTGCTGCGTCGATGCCAATTATTACATTGCTGGCACCTTCCGTTAAAAGAAGCCCAGCAGCTCTACCTAAGAAAGTATTTGAGCTTCCGATTGTAACCGAATATCCTGCATTATATCCAACAGCTGTATTTTCAGTACCTTCGGTGTTGGTAGCGAGCGCTTTAACCCCAACAGCAGTATTCTGAGAGCCAGTGGTATTAGCTTTAAGAGCTTCGTATCCTGTAGCCGTATTGTAATCGCCCTCAGTGTTTGCATAAAGAGCTAAATAACCAGTAGCCGTATTATGATCTCCAATAGTGTTAAATATCAACGCACCGCCACCAACCGCAGTATTTTTAGTACCAGCTGTGGTGAAAGCTCCCGCTGAATTGCCAATGGAAACGTTGTCACTACCAGTGGTGATGACGCTACTCGCACCTCTACCTACAGCAACGTTGTTTGTAGCTCCGGGATCGACGCTCTTCATGCATTCATATCCTATGGCCGTATTGGAATCTCCTGTAGTGACTGTACTTAAGGCGTCATAACCTACTGCAACATTAGAGTCGCCAGTAGTAATAGCGTCGCCAGCCTGTCCTCCAATTAGTATATTCCATCGACCATCTGTGACAGAAGTTCCAGCATTATATCCAAAAGCAGTATTGCGATGACCACTAGCACTTTCAGAATCTAATGCACCTGTACCAACTCCAAGGCTTTGAACATAAGTAGCGTTATTAGTAAGCCCACCAGCTGTCGCAAGCGTAATATTGCCGTTACTTGAGTTGTAAGTAAGGACTTGACCATTTGACGCTCCAGATTGAAGTCCTGGGATGCGTAGGCTAGTTATGTTGGCATCACCAAAAGTAATCTCGTTAGATACTGTTGCTGCGCTTGCTGTAGCGTTATAACCTAAAACAATATTGTTATCTCCGGCAGTGATATTGTTTCCTGCGTACCAACCAAGTGCAGTATTTTGGTTGCCGGTAGTGAAATAAAGCGCAGTATGGCCAATTCCTGTATTTTGATCGCCATTAGTGTTTGTAAAAAGTGCTCCATATCCATAAGCCGAGTTCATCTCGCCTTGCTCGTTGCTTGTTAAAGCCGTATGACCGGTAGCAGTGTTTCTAAATCCAGTAGTGTTTGCTCTAAGAGCTTTATATCCGGTAGCAGTGTTATTGTCCGCAGTGTTTAAGTAAAGAGCTTCAAATCCATCAGCTGTGTTGTTATCACCAGTGAGATTGCTGTAAAGCGCCATATATCCGTTAGCAGTGTTGCTAGCACCTGCGGTATTTAGCTGACCAGCCCCATTTCCGTAAAAACTATTTTGTCCACCAGCCGTAGTATTTCTTCCAGCTGAATAACCAACATAAGTATTATTATGGGCTGAGTCTTGGGTGGCTCCAGCCATTGCACCTACAATTGTATTACTGCTTCCAGTTGTTACTGCATCCCCTGCACCCCAGCCAAAAGCTGTGTTTAAAGAACCAATTGTTTCCGAATCAAGTGCATTTGCACCAACCCCTAAGCTACTAGATGCGGTAGAAGTATCGGACAGCCCAGCAGAAGCTGCCCAATCATAATCACTACCATTCCAAGTTAGTACTTCACCAGTAGCTGCAGTAGATCTGTTTAGATGGGTATCAACGCTAGAATCTGAATAACCAGCTGCTGCTGCAATCCAATCGTAATCGGATCCATTCCAGCTAAGAAGTTCACCACTACTTGCAGTGGATTGATTTAAATGTGCATCTACATCACTATTTGCATAAGCAGTAGCACCAGTTGCAATACCATTTAGCTTGGTATGATCAGCATCAGTGAACACGTTGGAATCTGTAGCTGCTTCAACTGCTGTCCTAATTTCAGCATTAGTTTGATCAGCTGTAGCTGAGGCTTCAATACCATTTAACTTGGTATGATCAGCATCAGTAAATACGTTACTGTCAGATGCTGCCTCTACAAGTGTACGGATCTCTGCTGCTGTTTGATCAGCTGTAGCTCCCGTTTCAATACCATCTAGTTTTGTACCATCAGTTGCAACATCACGTCCATCAACAGTACCAGTAACAGTAATGTTTCCGTTAATAGCATTTGTACCAGTAACAGTAATACTACCGTTTACTGCTAATGTTTCAGCAATTTGATCAACTGTT